GTTTTAAAGCTTCTAAAGCATTAAATTGAATTATAGTAACTTCATGCTCGCCAATTTTAACTGATTTTGTTTTGATAGCCATAATTAATTATTTCCTCCTAAGTTAACAACATAAGTTGATCCAGTCTTGATCATCCATTCCCTTTCTTTTGCTTCATTACCAAATGAAGTTGTAGGATGTTTAACAATCCAGGCAGCAGTTGCTGAAATTAAAGTATTTCCTGATCTATCTTTAATTAAAATAGGAAGAGGAGCACTTGCAAGACGATCAGCATTATGAATAGCTGAAAGAACCTGGTTTGTTGGAGAAGTTTGACGAAGCCTTAAAGTAATAGTTAAGAAGTTAGAGTTATTTTTAACTCTATCAACATAACCATCAGCTCCACCTACTGAATTAAAAGCGTCATTTTCTTCAGCTATTTCAACAGCATCACCTTCAGCAAATCCTGTAATTTGAGACACACCGAAGATAACACTTAGTTTTTTAAAATCGAAAGTTCCTATTGATTGAGACATAATATATTTTTATTTAAAGTTATTATACGGAAAGGTTACCAGCAATGGCAATCTTATTAACTGCACCAGCTAAAGTAGCTTCAAAAGTTACCCCTGAAAATAATCTGGCTAATCTATCAGCTTCAGCTATATCAGCAACATCAGGAACAAAAATTGTATAAATACCATTACCTTCAGCATCAGAAGCAATTAAGCCATTAGCTACACCAATATCTAAAATTTCTCTAATGTCATTTTCAATAATATCGCCACCGGCATCAGTATAAGGTATTTTTTCAACATTAATTAATGTTGAATATAAATTTTCTTGAAGTCTTGCTTGTAACCAATCAGCTCCACGAATAACGTCAATATATTCACCGCTTGCAACAGTACCATATCTAGTAACTGAATTTCCAGCAATAGATTCATAAGTATTTCCATTATTACCAAATACTCCTGAAGCACCTGATTCAGAAGATAATAATTCATCAGCAACAATACCAGATAAAGTTTTAAATGCCCAGTTTGAAGAACCAGGAACAGTTGGTAACATTCTTCCAAACCATGCAGCATCAGCAAAATAACTAGCTGTATCACCATTATAAATAGTCATAGTTCTATCATAACCTAAAGCTTTTAATTGATACATTAAGCTTCCTGTTTGAGCAACATCTAAATTATCAGCATCAGAAGTTCTAGCCAAAAATACTCTTTTCAAAGCTTCAACTTTACCTGCAGCACTTAAAATGTCAGCTTCAACATTTGAACTAATTGTTAAGCCATACCAAGTAGAATCATAATCAAAACATTTTTGAATTGCATTTGACCAGGTTTCTTGAGCAGTATAAGAACCTGAACCGGTAGCAGGAGTTGCTGAAGGCGTTGAAGCAGCTGTATATTGGAAATTATCATCATCAATTTTAGTAATTTCAAATGTTCCATTATATTCAGCTTTATTAAATCCTGTAACTGTTACAGAAGCACCTGACTCTAAATTATGAGCAGTTTTATTAATATTAACTAAATCTCCGGAAGGATTAGTTGCGGCTGTAATTGCTGTTGAAGTAGCAACAATCTTTTTTCCGATATAAACAGAAGGAGGAGTTTTTTCTTGTGAAAAAGCAGCAAGAGCCATTTTATATTCTGTATCAGTTTCAGCAAAATCAACTAAAACTTCAGTTACATTAGCATAACTTTTTACTCTTCTATCTAATTTCATGCTTTCACCTAAAATCATCTGAATACCAAAACCTTGTTGGGTTACGGTTTTAGTTGAAAGACTAATTGAAATATCAATTATCTGATCTAATTTATTTGACATATTTATTTTCTTTTAATTATTATTAAAAATTAATCCACTGTAAATTCTATAGAAAATGGATCAACACTATTCTCACTTTGAGCAGTGCCATCAACATCTATAGAAGTAACAGCTGGAACAGTATCTCCTGCAGCAGAATAATTTTTAGAAATTCTAAAAATTATTTCAGCTGCAGCTCTTGTTTCAAAACTATTACCAATAATAGTTGTTATATCAGTAGCCTCACTTTCTAATCCTACATATGCTAATTTATTTTGACACAATAATTCTAAATTGGAACTTAAATTTAAAGAACTATCTAAATTTGTCAAAATATCCATTCCTGTTTCACCAACAGCTATTAATGATAAAATTACTTCTCTATCTCCTTGCGTCTCAATTTCTTCAGCAGCATTTGGCTTACTTTCCCAATCTGTTCCCCCCGGGTTTCTAACAGTTGGTATTTTTAAAACAATATAATCACCATCAGGAGTAGGAGCATTCTGATCTGACCAGATAACCGGCTTACTTGTTAATGTAGTAATTACAGTTGCAATATTTGTTTTTAAATCTATAAAATTTATTGACATATTAAGCTCCTATTGGTGGTACGGCGTCATTTGTTACCCTCTTAGCAACAAAAACTTTATAATGGTTAATCACATTATTTCGCCAATTAAAAGTCCTAATTACTTCATGATCAACTCCATCAATTACAACAAAATCAGGATTTAATCCACTTCCTTTAATTATACCATTCAATTTTATATCTGTATATAATTTTGTTATTTCTTCTTCTCTTCTATTTTCTGGCAATAACTTCATATCACTACCTGAAATCGGTTGAATACTTGCTTGAATTTCAAATGTAGAATCTGCTCCGGTAACTTCAAAAAATCCTGCAGCATTATAAGAACCGCTAGCTTTTCTTTTGACTGTCAATGTTTGTCTAAAACTACTCATTTGCTCCTCTTAATTCGCTTGATATTTTAGATCTAGTTTCTCCTGTGTCAATTAAAGGATTTGATGAACCTTTTTTTCTTATAGTTGATTCAGCATTTGCCGGAGTTCTTAAATCAACCATTGCTTTTTTAATAGCTGCTTCTTGCTCTAATCCTATAAGCTTTAATTTACTTTTTACTTTATAATTACCATTAGAAATAGATTTAGCTATCTGACCAAATCTTCGTCCTACTTTTTTATAATTTTTATTGTAAGTTGATCTGATAAAAGATCTTTCCGGAATAGTAATATTATGATTTTTTCCTGCTTGAGTTGTACCAAACTCATTTACAACACCTTTTGTCAAAACTTCATCGCCAACATCAGCAAATAATCCTACGGCAACCTTTTTAGAATCTAATTCTTTAAAGGCATCTTTATAATTATTAAATCCTGTATCTTTTGTTTTAACAACTGCCACTTTGCATATAAAATTGTGGCACTCGTGCCTTTATTAATCTTTTATAAGAATCTAAATATTGGGTATTATTCGTTTCTTTGCTACTTCCACCCCCATAACTTCTTGACAAATCGCCTTCTTTTTCCATTGTCAAAACTCCTCGAGAATTACCATCTCGAGAGCTAAGCTCCAACAAATGAGCTGCATAATAAGCCACGGCCATATTATAAGTATTAGTTTCAGTAAACAAAGTAGCATCTATTTCGCTTGTAGCTATACCAATAAACTTATTTTTTACATCCGTGGAATTAGCAGCATCAATTGCTGGAGCAACACATGCCAACCACTCAAGGGCAGTTGTCATTATTTTTTGCTTTCAATTAATTTGATGATTTGATCAGCATTTAATCCTTTAGTATCAAGTTCTAAAGCAGTAGCAATTTCAACTAAAGCTTTTTTATCTTGTTTTTTAAGATCAATATCAGAAAGATCAATTCCTTCTTCGCCTTCAGAATCAGAATCTTCTTTAGACTCATCTTCTTCACCTTCAGAATCAGCATTAGCAGCTTCTTCAGCAGCTAATTTTTCCTCTTCAGCTTTTTTAGCAGCTTTTTTTTCTGCTTTAATTTGAGCAGCAGTTTTAGCTTTTGGCTTCGGAGCTTCGGCAACTTCAACTAATCCTGAAGTTTTAACTAAAGCTTCATACATAGGATGTTCTTTAATTAATTTTGATTCAGCATCAGATAATTCATTTTCACCTTCTTTTAAAGTAATAGTTCCTGTTGAAACTTTAAATCTTAAAAGGCCTTTAGTTCTTTTTAATATTTTCATGTTAATACTTTTTTGTGTTAATAAATATAAAATAATCAGGAGAATAATTTATCCTCCTGATTAAGTTTTCAATATTATATACCAGTATTGATAGATACAGAATAAGGGAAGAATACTCTTGTTCCACCGCATCTAGCTTCTAAGATATTCTTAGTTGCAAGATTTTTAACTTGTGGAGCGTGAGGCATCATTCTTATTGGTAATACACCTTCAAGTTTTTCTTGAGAATTATTATAAAGACAAAAACCTGATTTAGTACCACTAACAAAAGCATTTTTAAGTTGAGACATTTTAACAACTTTCAAATTATACTCTTGCTCGATATATTTAAGAACTGACATACCAGAATAATTGGTAACATCAAGAGCTTTCTTTCTAATTAATTCATAATTAGTATTATCAAGCAACATAGTATCAGCCATTTCATTACCTTTACTAATATCGTCCATGTCGTCCATTGCTGAAGCAACATCGTCTAAAATTAGTTGAGCAGTTTTAGTTGTCCATAAAGTTGAAGAACCGGTACCAGTTGCAGCAACAGCAGCATTAGGCACATTAGCATTGTTGAACATACCAGTAATTCCATATCTTGAATCACCAAAACCAAGCATTTTCTCGATTTTTTGATCAACAGCACGTCTAGCAGCTAAAGCTTTATTGGTAACAACAGAATGACCAGGACGATTAAGCATTTTATCGCGTCTCATATCTTGTACAGAATAGATATAAGCATCAGCGATTGACTTGATCTTATTGGTTTCTTCTTCGCCAAATACTTCAACAGTATTAATATCATCAGCAAAATCACCGATAACATCAGCTTCACCTGAAGAATCCAAAACATCATAAGTATCAGTTTCAGCGCCTTCTGGAATTGCACTATTAATTGGTAGTAAACCACCATTCAATAATTTCAATTCAGCATATACTGGAGTGAATATTTTTTGACGGATAAATTCAAGGTTTCTTGCAAAAAAGAATGCTTCATCATTTTTTACAATACCGACTTGCTCTGCCGCTCTTTCGTAAGCTTTAAACTCACTTGAAGAAGTGTCGATTTTCAACTCCTCTCCATTATCTAATTTAAAAGTTTTAATAGTCATTGTTTTACTAATTTTTAAGTTATTAATTACGGTTGGTTAATTTCTACTTTTGCTAAAGCAGGAGTTCCAGTTGTTCCAGTCGCAGCACTTACAAATTTAGCAGAAGAAACAGCTAAGTTTCCACTAGAAGCATTTGTAAAGTTACCTTGATTTGCAGAATCTGTTTTATCGTTAGCGATATAAACTGAATCACCATAAGCAACAGTAGCAATAACATTTACCCAAATAACGCCTTTAGTTAAAACATTAACAGCATCATTAATTTGGTAAGCATCATCGCCGCCAATAGTTACTGGTTGGCCATGTCTTAAAGCACTAATTCCTTCAACAACATCTGAAGAAGTATAAGCAACAGAACCATTAGCTTGAGAAGCACCAGCAGCAACAACAATATCTGAAACGGTAATATTATCACCAGCATCAGTTGTAATTGTGATTGCTCTTGAAGCAGCATCAACAGCACTAATTCCTGTTAAAGCATCAATTGCAGCAACCAAAGCAGCTTTTGTAGTAGCTTGGTCAGTGTCAAAAGTTACTTCAGAAATTGCAACACCATTAACATTTAAGTTGATAGTATTTGAAGTTACAAAGTCAGCATCGAAATCAAGAGTTGCTATATTTTTAGCAATATTCTTAACATCAGTTCCGCCAGTGGAACCTTTAACAACCCCTTTACCAAAACCGATAACTTCTTGAGCGTTTCTTGTTTTGATATTAGAATCTTCTAAAGTTGCAACTTGACCAGCTTGGCCAACGTCGTAATAATCTTGATATTTTATAATAGACATAATAATTATTTATTTAAGGTTGATCTTTTAATTAAATCTGCTTGTAAATCAGAATTGCTAACAGCAATTTTAGACTCATCAGAATCTTTTTTATTGCTTGCAACTTTGAAATTTGCAGCTAGTTTAGAATCTTTTTTAAGATCTAAAATAGCATCAAATCTAGCAGTTAAGTATTCTTCGCTTTTTTCATCAGATTTAAATTCTGGAGAAAATGCACAAATAACTTTAGATTTAAGTTCTGAATCTGAAAGAGAAGAAATATCTTCATCTTCTTTCAAAAATTCAGCACACTTTTTTTCTAAAGAAATTCTAGCTTTAACTTTTTCAGCAATTTCTTCTGAATCATCTTTTTTAGATAATTCGTCTAATTTTACTTTCAAAGCATCTTTCTCTACTTTTAAAGCGTCTTTTTCGCCTTCCAAAGAATCGATCTTATTTTTTGATTCCTTTTCAGTGTTTTTAAGAGAAGTAATTTCTGTTTCAAGAGTATCAAGTCTTGAAAAGACTTCCTCTGAAACTTCAATTTCTTTTCCATCTAGCTTATATTTTTTCATAATTAGATTATTGTTATTATTGAAGTTATTAAAAACACACATGGCGTCCTGCCCATCAAGTCTAAGCTTAGCTTTATCACCAGCTCGGCCTTGATAAACAATGGCCAAATGATTCCCTTTAATGCCAGTTTGAACATGATCATATCGTTCACCCTTGTAAATACCATCTTTCTTAACTAGATTAACTTTATATCCATAAGAAAGGCCGCGTTTACCAGCATTAATTTGTTCTATAGCAGTTTTATCAGTTATTTTTAATTTTGTAACTAAAAAATTATCTTGCTTCTTTATTTCTTCCCCTGTATATCCAACAGAAAGTTCTTTTACATTATCAGCATTTACTTCTTCTTTTGGATGATCGTTTGTAATAGGGAGCATTTTGAAAGAGTTAATTGCATCTTCTTTAAATACTTCTTCAGGAAGTCTTAACTCTCTTTGGATTGAACCATCAGCTCTTACATAATTAAAAACTCCAGTTCTGGTAGCAATAGCAAAACCTTCTAAATAACCTTCATCGGTTTTAGTTAGCTTTCCTTCATCTAAGTTTAGATTATCATATCTTACAGCTTCAACAGTATCTAAGCCATCTAATTTTAAGCTGTCAATTGTTATATTGTCTTTAGTCACAATCTTTAATTAATGTTTATCTTTCTTGAACCATCTATATTCACTTTAGAAAATAGAAAAGCATTAAATAATTTCGTTCCTTTTCTTTCTATAACTTTTATCGTTTTATTGTCATTGTATAAATTATACCTTAACACGTCTTTTATTTCAATGTAAACAACTAAATTAGAATTTTTAGATTTAGCAAAATCTTTTAGACTTTGTTCATCAACAACAAACATTTCATCAGTTGCAAATTTAGTAATATGCGTAACTGCATAACCTTCTAAATCTACAGATAATGCAACCAAAGTTGTTGGTATATCTTTAATCTCTTCTAATCTTATTAACTCTACTTTATCTACCTTTTCATTAGTTTTTCTTAAAGAAAGATCTGAATCAAATGTATTTTCTTTTAATCTTTGTTCAAAATCTACCTTCAAAGCAAATTGACTTAATGAAGTACAAGATACAGTAAATAGTAAAATTACAATTGTAAATATTTTCATAATATTAGCTTTTAAGTTTTTAAAGTAAACATATAAACCAATTATAGCGCATTCTAAGCTAAAATGACACTATTTTTAAGTTAAAGAAACATTTCATCAGTTAGTATAGGCTGAGCAGTACATCTGCATCTTATTTGTGAACCTGGGTGGCCTGTAATAAGTGACGGTTTATTCCATGCAAAATGTTTACCTTCATTATCTAAATGGGTTTGTCTTTCTCTTTCATCTAAAGAACCTGACCACCAATATTCGCCTATTCCTAATTCCTGTTGTCTTAATTGAGCTAAATCACCATTAAATTTATTTGTTTGATCCCTGGCAATTAGTCTTGCTCTATTCTCACTTATTTCAAAATTCTTTTGTAATTCTTCCCTAATTACTTTAACACCATTACCAGCTGACAAATTTCTAAATAGAGTTCCTTCCATTCTAGTAGCTTGTTCCGCTGATAATTTTTTAATTAATGCTGAATTTTGAGCTTGAAATAATTCTATTTGTGGCCTCAAATAAGGCTCGGCCATTATAGGATTAACTTTAACCGCTGAATGAATTACTTTAACTAATTGCCCTTTATTATAATTTGATATTCTAGCAGCTTGTTGGCCTGTTAGCTCATTTAGTGTTGGATCACTTACAAAAGAATTGTAATCAAAAAGGGTTGCTTTAGTTATTTCTTTAATTGAATCAACTAACCCTAAATCTAATTTTAATTCAGAATTATCACCCCTTTCAACCTTAGCTTCTTCAACTAAAGAAGGCAATAAATCAATAACATTTTGCAAAGCTATTCTGCTTAATTGCTTATTTAATGCTACTAATTCTTTTTCGTAAGTTCTTTGAGCATTGTGAGGATAAAGCCATTTAGCAAAATTCTTTCTAACCTTAACTTTACCATTATTAGCAAGTAAAGCTTGTTGTTTGAATATTGGATTTAAAGCCATATTAATCTTCAATAAAATTATCTAATTCAATAGAATAATTAGTTTTTAAAAAACTTTTACAATATTCATATCTTAAACAACCTGAAAAAATAATTCTAGAACTTATATCATTGTGCATAGAATGCTCGTCAATATCAATTATTATTTCATTATCAAGTTCGTTTAAATAAATTTGAGTTTTATCTTTAGTATGAATTAATTTACTCATTTTCTTTTGCTTTAGGTTCTTGAGGTATTTCTCCTAAATCAACTTCGCCTTCTGCTTCAGTTTCAATAGAGTAAGTTCCTCCTCCAAATCTACTTTCCCTAACTTCTTCAGGACCTACAACCCCATTATTAATATAAATCTGATCAGTCTCTGCTTGTTCTTTTCTCATAGTAACTTTTTCATTTTCTGTTTGTTGCCATAAAGAATTAAACTTAATATTATATTCTTGATTCTCATTAACTTTAGAGTCTTTAGCTTTAACAATATAACCTTTTAATTTATCAAAAGGATCAAGCATTTCTTCATCTTGATCAGATTTTATTCTATCATAATATAATCTTAATTGGTTATCATCATTACCGCCTAAAGATTTTCCTTGAATACCAAATAGCATTGGAGGAACACCCATAACACCAAATAAAGCGGTTTGAGATTTAGTAAAAGTTTCAGCAACTCCAGTTAATGTTTGATTTACTGAATCAAAATTTTCTTCATTATCTAAAAGTAATGTTGTTGAAACTGATTTAGCTAAATCAAAACTTGTTATTCTTGCATCTAATTGTTTTAAACCATCTGGAGTTGATAATAAACCCATTAAACCTTTGATCTTTAGAACATCAATATTTGCTTTAGTTAATAATCTCATTAAAGCTTGCTGAGCTAATCCATAATCTTCTAATTCTTCATGGATTGATTGTAATATTGATAATCCCCAATAAGTTTCATAATTTGTTTGCAATCCTAATTCATCAAAAGGATAATATTCTCCTCTAAAAACTAAACATCTACTTTCATGAATAGTTAATACCTGGCTTCCACTTGTTACCGTAAAGAATTCAGGATCACCAAACTTAGGGCTTGCTGCATCAGTATAATAATTCAAAGTATCAATAGTAACATATTTTCTACTAAAGAATTTAAGCTTTTGAACTGATCTAATATTATTGACATTTACAGGATCGTTGGGCTCTCCGCCATCATCTATAACCATAAAGATAATTGATCCACCGAATAATTTTGAAGCCCTTAAAGCATTTTTAAATTCTTTCTTAGCTTTTAATCTTTCAAGATAATTTAAAATTATTCCGTCAGTATCTTCAGGAATAGTAACCCATTGACGAGTCATATCATCACTTAAAAGATCAATATATCTTTTAGTTAATCCATTTCCTGTATATAAAGCAGCAAATAATGAATCATCGCCTAAATTTAATGAAAAGCCAGTATTGCCTGATTTTCTTGTGCCTAATTTTTTAGCGCAATCAACATAACCATCAGTATTTAATGCTTCATCAGTATTATCCACATTAGTTATTTTAGATATTTTATTTTTGTTTGTCATAATTTATTAACTTCGTTTATTAAAGCCGAATAGTTTAAAGGTTTATTTTTATCATCTTCAGGATCAAAAAGTAAATCTTTTATTGCATAAGTCAGTGTATCAACCTGATCTTTTTTATTATTGTTCTTTTTAGATGAAAAAAGAAGCAATTCTTTTTCTAATATTGCTAAGAATGGAGCATCTTTAGGAAATAAAACTTGTGATGATTCCATTCTAGGCAGTATATCATTAGCTCTAGCCACCTTATCCTTTTCAGGAATTAATTTAGTAACTGGTATATTTGTCTCATCTTCTAACAATTGAATTAATCCTATGCCGGAAGATTTATCTTCAACAGCAAATTTAATCAATGGAACTTTATATTCATTATTTTTATGCTTTAACCAGAACTCTTTAGAAGCCTTTAAAAGCTTAGGGGTTGTTACTTTCTCCCTATAAACATCAATCAAATATGCGTATTTTCTTCCATTTTTAGTAAGAAGTCCCCAACACATAAAAACAGTATAGTCATTGTCCCTTCCTTCCTTTGAAGCAGTATCAGCATAAATAGCATAATAATCCATCTTAGGCAAAAACATCCAGTATTTAAACCATTCTTTTTTAAATACTTCGCCGTCGTCTGGCTCTGTCTCTTGAAAGAATTGAGCTTCATAAACTTTAGAACCCATATCAATTCTATCTTGCTTCATTTCATTAGGCCCATACCTTCTAGGCTCTATAAATTCACCTTTCTTATAAACTTTAACAACATCACCAAAACTATAAATTTTAGTTTGTCTTGCTTGAATAGGAATAATTACATTTTCCCATCCATCATCAACAAAAGTTCCTGTAAAATCTTCATCGCCTAATCTTTGTTGAATATTAAGCTTTTGACCTAGCTTCCTATTATTAAACCTGGAAAAAGCAGTTCCTCTAGTCCAATTTAAAGCTGATTCTCTTTGTGTTACTGATAAAGCTTCAGCCGGATTCATTAAATCATCAAAGATTAAAATATTACCACCTTCACCTGTTAATGCTCCATTTGTTGAAGCAGCTATTCTAAAACCTCCTTCAGTTGTAATAAATTGGCTTTGAGTATTTTTAGTTTCGCTTTCATCAATCTTTCCAAACTTAGCAGAATTATCAATTTTAAATCTAGGAAAAGCCCTTTTATACCAAGAAGTATTTGAAATTGCTCGACCGTAACCATGTAATTTTTGAGATAATGTTGCACCATAAGAAATAGTTATTATTTTCATTTTAGGATTATGGCCTAGTAACCACATCGAAAAAGCAACATTGCATAAAGCTGATTTACCAAATCTAGGAGGGATATTGATATTAAGGTTTTTAATTTCACCTCTACCAAATGCCTCTAAATACTCACACAGGAGCTCAATATACCAATTATCTAAATAAACCTCTCCGGCGTCAAATTTAGGAAAAGATTGCTCATAAAAGCAGCTTAACTTGCTCTGAACGAGGTGATCTAATGTATCAGTATTATAAAGATCAGTCATTCTTTAGTTTTTTAGCTTGCTTTGCAATTTGCCTATCAATTAATTCTTTTTCCTTATCAGAAAGTTCTTGAGATTCATTTACTGTAGCATCAAGAATATTTTTCTGAACGGGTTTACCTTCTGTTCTGTCCATTACATCATTCCATGCTGAAGCTTGAACTTTTTCATCAATTAAAGTATTGCTCGCAATTTCTAATAGAGAATAAACTTCTAAGCCTACTTCTTTTACTAATGCGGCTTTATCTAATTGGCCAGATTTTTTAAGAGCTTTTGCTTTTTCATTTCCCATAAATTCTAAAGCAATTTTAAAGCGTTCTTTCAAGTCTCTTTTCTTCCTTCTAGCCTCTCCGGATTTTTTTCCACCATTGCTACTAATTTTCTTTGCTTCCTCTTTGGTTCTTTGGGTAACAGGAATTAAATCTTTTTGTGCCATTTTTTAACTAAATTAATATTAAAAACATAAATTATATTTTACAAATCCTAAAAGTACATTCAAAACTAACCCTTTTTAATAGGTTACACTAAGGTTTCAGGCCTAGTAACCCTCTTAAAGCCAAGGTATGCTTATCTCCAGGGGGTTAAAAGTCACAGGTTTCAAGGTATATAGGCGCTAAGCCCTTATATACATATTTATTATTTTATTTTTTATATATTTTTTATTATTATTATATGTATACTTTAATTATTACTTGTAACTTGTAACTTTATATAAATAAAATAATAATAAAAGCAATAAATAAAAGGCTTCAGGAAAAAATAAAAAAGTTACAACCCTTTCAAAACCTATAACTTTTTCTTGTAACTTTAGCCTTAGTAGTAACCTTATTTTAATAATTCTCTAATTTTTTCATTAGAGTAATTTTTCTTTCGCCAAATTCTTCTCGCTTTTCCGTCAATTTTTATCGGTTTTGCAACAGCACTAAATCCTAATTTTTTCATTAAAAGATGTTTTTTACTAGTTTGAATGTCTAAATCCGGATATTCAAAAAGCAAAGCATCGAATAAATCTGATGAAGAAACAACCTCTTTATTGTAATATTTTCCCCCTTTTTCGATCAATTCTTTTAATTCTGAATACCCTTCAAAAGAAGATTCTTCAGTTGCAATCATAGAAAGTTTATCATCAGTCATAGGGGCTTGTTTTATAGCTAAAAATTCATCAGATAATTTATATTCCAATAACCATTTTCTAATTTCATTACCGTAAGTTCTAACCGCTCCAAATAGTTTAGGAAAATATGTATCAGCACTTTCCCCTACATATTCAACTAATTCATTTAATGATTCTATTTGAGTAAATATTATCCACCATCTTCGATCATCTTGATCAATAGGCAATGAGTCTTTATAGTTAGTAAAACAAATATAATTAGTTGTGTTGTAAGTCATATATTGCTTTACACCTTTATCATTAATTTGAATCATCCGATCAGTAACTAAAGGTTTTAAACTATTAATAGCATCATATCTATTATGTCCTTTTACCCTTAATTCTTCTAAAACATTCACACTAACATTTGTAGCCCAACCATTAAAATCACTTACAACTTGTCCGGGGCTTACTGTTCCTACATTCCTATCACCTAAACAACATCTAAGTAATTCGCCAAAAAATGATTTACCTACACCTTGAATTGATTGAATAACCGGACTCCAAAGGATTTGTTTACCTGGAAATTGCACTTGATGAGCTAGCCATTGAGTAAAAATATCGCTATTATTTTTAGTCGTGCAAATAAATTTAATATGTTTTTTAACTAAACTTATTGCGGCTCTTCCTTCTTCAGAATATTCAATTGCTGCTGTAGGAACTGTTTTAGGATTAAAACAATTTAATACTTTATATTCATCTATTTCAACAACAGGCTCATGAGTATTAGGTAAATAAGCCATTGCATCAACGGTATCAATAAAACCGCTATCAGCAATATATTTAGCTGCTGATTGTTTTGAGCCATTAACAGAAGGAGGAACGTGTTTACCATTTTTAATATTAAAAGCTTCTGTTTTTAATATCTTTAAAGTATTAAGATTTGCAAAGGCTGTATGACTATTAATATAAACCCATTCTTTACACCAATCAGGCGCTTCACCTTCTTCAACAAAAGTTCCATTAATTATTTCAACACCGCTTAAAAGATTCCTGATATTGCTTATCGGGATTTTTACGTTAGAAATATCTTTATATCTATCTTGAATAGCTTTTACAATCTTCTCAAGATTAATCTTAGAAAAGTTATGCTTTTTAATTTTAGGTATTAATTCAAACTCTAAATCCTTTTCATTAGCATATTTAATCTTATCTAAATATCTATTTACTTGCTCGGAAGCTTCATCATAATTAACTTCTTTAACCATATAAGATATAGTGCCAAGAGTAACACCGCCAGAAACATCAAAACTCTTCCACCTGGTTTCTGTCATTCCTTCTTCATAATTATCACCGTCTTGACTCCAATCTTCCCATAAATCTAAACCCTTAACTGGGTCCCAATCATGCAAAGCCATTCCAACTTTAACCCATTCATCATTTCCCATTGATGGATCAAGTTTTTCAAGCATTTCTAATACTTTATCTTCGGACCAATTAGCAGATTTACCACCGATTAAACCTTCAAAATCTCCTAAGTCATTAGTTTCTAATTTGTAAGCAATAAGATTAAATATTGCTTCAGGGGTTTCTTGTTGTTCGAATTTACCAAATAAATCATCGCACCAAACATAATCACCTTTATCAGTTGAGCAAGAAGTTATTAGGCAATAAGATCCTTCAGTTAAAAAATCAACACCCTCATATTCTTTTAAAGTTTTCTTGAAAGAATAATCATTGTATTTTTCAGGAATCTTTAAATAATAATGATAACCACCTCTAGGCGTTTTAACTGTAGGGGTTAAATCTAAATTAAATCTTTCACATAATTTAGCCCAACTCTTATCTCCATTATTCCTAGGATCAACATCAACAACAAGATCTTTAAAACCTATTTGCCAACCAATATTGCTATTGTGGCTATGAAGCTGTTCACTAGAAAATATTGTAGTTCTCCAATTCTTTCTAGGTATTTTAACATCTAAAGGCATTAAGTTTTTACCAGCTGAAAGATATTGGTCAATAATAGAATTTTTAACCATATCAAATATTTATTTTAATTTATAATATTTACGTTCCAATCAAACTAAGATGAAGCTTAATTTGCCGTAGTTTTAGTAGGTCTTAGATAGTTTGTTACTTTCAGTAAAGTACCATAAGTATAATTAGCTTTTTTACCATCAGCAAGCTTTTTAAGAGTCGGATAAGTTAATCCTGTAGCTTCTGCAATCACATAAAGCTTCTTATCTTTAAGCAAAGCTTGTATTTCTTCTAAAGACATTAAATCATCAGTAGACATAATTTATTTTAATTTAAGGTTAATAAAGAAAATAATTATAAAATGCAATTTCTTATTTGTAAACCTTAAATTGCAAAAAATAAAATATATTTTAAAATATGTAAAATAATTGTTTACATTAAAGATTTAAGGATCTATAATATAAAAGTCAGTTAGACAAATAAAAACTTTAAAATGATAAAAATAAAATGAATAATTATAAAAAATTCAATTGGCAATATTTTGTAACAGATAGAAGGCAATTTTTAGCAATTATTAAACAAATTCAAAGAAAAGGAACTTTTAATAAGTATGATATTTATCAAATTGATAATTGTTTAAGATTTACTTCTATAAGAAATTATATATTCCCACAATTTGAAAAAACCCCTTCTATTTATATTACTTTTAATTACGGCGATAAAGTAGATAAAAAATATTTCTTTGCAGCTTTACAAGACTTTAAAAGAAGTTTTGAAGAAATAGAAAAAGTAACTGAAATAATTAAAATATATAAACCTAGAAATGAAATTTGTATATTTTTCAAAAAATTAATTAAAAAGCTAATTAAATTTTAAAATAAGTATTAAATAATATTTTAAAATATGTAAAATAAATTTTAAAATATGTAAATTAATTGTTTACATTAAAGATTTAAGGATCTATAATATATTTATCAATTGAGCAATCGATTAGATAAATATAAACTTTAAAATGATAAAATTATGAAAACTTTAAATGAAAAAATCTCTTTAGTAAGACAAGAAATTAAAATTATTGATGAAAAACTTACTAAATTATATGAAGAAGGATTTAAAAAGAATCAAATCAGAATTGAAGATTTAGAAGCTAAACAAAATCTTCTTAAAGATGAAAGAGAAGAATTAATTTCTAAAACTATATAATCATGACAACTCAAGAAACACAATTAAAAGATAAAATTATGAAGGTATTTGATATAACAAAACAAGATTTTTATGATAAAGCTGATCTTGCAAGAAAAGGAGATTATTTATTTTATCAAAACTTATTAAATGGTTTTTTAATAGAAAATGAATTTTCAGATTTACGAGTAGGGCAAATTATAAAAACAATGTTAAATAGTTTTATGAATAATGGTAAATCTTCTATGAAATTAGAATGGTGCGTAAAAAAAGCACAAGGTCCAATAATGTTTGATGATGTTAAAGAAAGAATTTATTTTGGAGAAGATAAATATTCTGAATTTTTATTTTATAAAGAAACTGGTAAAACCGCTATTGATTTTATCAAATACATAAAAGGATCTAATTTTCTAAAACTTTAAATTAATAAAACTATGAAAAAAGAAATAACAGAACAAACATTTTTAAATGATGTAAAAGATCATAAACTAGAAATAATTAATGATACTAACGATATTATATCTCTTAAATTTAAAAGACCGAATGAATGCTATTATCATTTTGAAATAACTACTTGGGAGAATCATCTTTGCATATCAGGAGATATGGGGACTTATGTTTTTAAAAGGGTTAAAAATATGTTTAATTTTTTTAGAATGGATGATTACGATTTTAATTATGATAAAGAAAAAACTTTACAAATTAATCCTTATTATTGGCACCAAAAATTAGTTTCTCAAGATGTACATAGTCCAGCTATGGAATTTTCAACTGATTTATTTCAAAATAGGATAAAAGAAATTTTAAATGATTATTGTAAAGAAAATGACATGGATGATGAATTTAAACAAAGCTGCCTTCAAGAAATGGAAGAAGATTTTTTATATTCTGATAATGAGCACGAAGCAAGAGAAGGGGTAGAAAGATTTAATAGTTACGATGAAAATATAGATGAATTTGCTAAATTTTTAAAACAAGATTTTTGGGAAGAAGAATTTGAAGATTATTCTATTCATTTTATATGGTGCTTATATGCAATAGTATGGGGTATTAAACAATATGATAATTTCTAAAACTTTAAATTAATAAAACTATGAAACAATATCTAAACATTTTACAAGGTAAAAATATTAAAGAATACTTTACAACTCTTGATGAGGCTTTACCTGAGGTAATTACTTCTGACAATAATATAAGATCAGATTATGTAGGCACTATTGAATTTATATTAAATGAAGATGGTACAAAAGAATTATCAATTATAGATAGAAATGAGTTTGCTAAAGAGGCTTTAGAACGAAATACTATAATTTTAATAGATGAGAAAAAAGCTCAAATTAAAAAATTACAACAAGAATTAAAGCAATTAGAAAAAGAGGTATGAAAATAGGAAATTATAATAAACCGGTTAATCGTCAATTACAATATAAAACTAAAGAGAATATTTATAGCAGAATTAAAAAGAGTAGCAATTTTATTATAAATAAAGTTAAAACTGAAAATATTTATGGTTTTCAATTAATAACTGAATTATATAATATAGTAGATAATGATTTTAAAGATATATCTGATAAAAAACAAGATATAATAATTATGAGATTATGGGATAATCTTGACAGAAATATAAATAAAAAATTAATGTAAAATATATTTTAAAATATGTAAATTAATTGTTTACTATTATATTTTTAAGATTTATAATAGTAATATCAATTGAGCAATCAATTAGATAAATAAAAACTTTAAAATGATAAAACAATGAAAATTAAAAAATCTGTAAACTTAATGACTATAAAAGAAATTAAAGCAAAATTCTTAACTAATCAAATATTAGATATGATCGTAGAGTTTACAAATGCTGCTGAAAAAATAGAAGCTAAAATAAGACATTCTAATAATCAATTCTTTGCTGAAGTTCAAACCTCTCTTCTTAATATGGAAATATCAAAAATCCGCAAATTAGAATCAATTGTAAATTAATAGAAATATGTCAATACCAGTTCAATTAGAAGCTAAAAGATTATTCGAAGAAAACGGAGAAAAAGCAATTGATATTGCTAACCGTAGAATTGAAAACTTTAAAAATCAGCATTCTAAAGAGAGTGATTTTTGGTATCAAGTATTGACAGAAATCGAAAGACTAATTGAAGAAATTAATAATAAGTAAAATAAATTTTAAAATATGTAAAATAATTGTTTACATTAAAGATTTAAGGATCTATAATATAAAAGTCAGTTAGACAAATAAAAACTTAAAATGATAAAAATTAAAATGACTAAATTTAATAAAACAGAAGAAATATTTTTAGAAAGAGTAGTTTTAACTTTAGTAAAAGAAAATAAAAAACCTACTTCAGAAAATATAGAACAAGCTATTAAAAATATTTTAATAAGAGATAGAGAACTTTATAAACAAAAAGATAAAGTTTGTAAAGTTGTAGGCGGTATAGTATGGAATAAAATACAGAAAAAAGAGATAGATAGAAAAACTTTAAATTCTATATAATAAGAACATAGTTTGAATTTACAACTGACTAGATTTATTGACAAGCATTAGATTTTTAAAAGCAATAGAATCGAATAATAATTGTAAATGACGGCTCGGAAAGACGAGCAATAAAATTTTTAATAACTTAAAATATAAATAAAATGTCTTTAGAAAATGAAATTAAAAAGCTTAGAGAATCAATAGAATATTTAGGTAGTGCCGTGACAAATATGTTAGAACCTTATAATGGATTAGAATATAGTATTGATGAATTAAAACATGCTATTTTAGGCAAATTAGAAAAACCTGAATTTGTAGAAAACATAACTGATCCTAAAAAAACAAAAGCTAAAAAAGAAGTTGAGGTTATAATTAAGCCGGCTCCTAAAGCTGTTGAAATTCCTAGCGAGGTTAAAGAATTAAGTGTCGGTTATAAACCTCTTGAAGAAATTGCTCCAGTTGAAGAACAATCCAAATCTATTGAAAAAGTAGAAATCAAAAAAGAAGAAGATGAAATTGAAATTTCTGAAACTGTTACTTATGATGATCTTCAAGAATTAGCTAAAGCTAAAATGAAACTTCCTAATATTGATAGAAATGATATTAAGAAAATTGTTAATGATATTAAGAAAGATGCTCAAATTTCAGATTTAAATACTGAAGAATTAGCAATCGCTTATGAAAACATTAATAAATTAGGATAATTATGTCAGATACAAGACAAAAAGATCATGCTAAGTTATCGGCCTCCGGTTCAGTTAAATGGCTGAATTGTGCAGGCTCGATAGCTGCTGAAGAAGAATTCAATTTGGCTGAAAAAGCTAAATATGAATTAGCTTTAAAAGAAGGTAAAAATCCTGAAATAAAATCTAATGAATATGCTGATTTAGGAACTTTAGCTCATGAATTAGCGGATATATGCCTTAAAAATAATCAAGATGCTATTGAGTGGGTAGATAGAGAAATTTCTTGCGAATCAGACGGCAAAATTTTAAAGATTGTTGTTGATCAAGAAATGGCTAAATTTGTTCAAGTTTATCTTGATTATGTTTTAGCTCATGAAACTAATGATTCTCAATTATATACTGAAGAAAAAGTTGATTTTTCTAATATTGTTCCTGAAGGTTTTGGAACAATGGATAGTGGTATTTTAGATTATACAACCGGAATATTACATATATTTGATTTAAAATATGGTATGACTCCAGTATTTGCTGAAGGTAATACTCAAGGGAGATTATATTGCATTGGTATGTATAATGAGTTAAAATTTTTAGGAGTAATTAAAAGTTTTAAAATTCATATTATTCAACCTAGAAAATTTTCAATTACTTCTGAAGAAGTATCTTTAGAAGAATTAATTGAGTTTAGTAAAGAAGCTAAAATAAAAGCTAAAGAAGCTTTAAAAGAAAATGCTAAAAGAACACCTGGAGAAAAACAATGCGAATGGTGCGACGTTAGATTTACTTGTGAAACTTTAGCTGATTATTCCTATAATCTTATAAAAGATGATTTTGAAGATTTAGGAGCTAAAAATCTTAATAAATTACCTGAAGAAGCTATGGAAAAAATTAATTCAATTTCTGATGAAAGAATCAAAGAGTTATTAGATAATAAGAAATTAATAGAGAAATTTCTTAAAAATATCGAAGAACATACTTTAGAAAGAATGCAAAAAGGTGAAAAAATACCAGGTTATAAATTAGTTAGAAAGAAATCTAATAGAACTTGGATAAATGAAGCTGAAACAGTATTAGTTGAAGAGTTAGGGGATAAAGCCTATACTCAAAAACTAATTGGAATTACCGCGGCCGAAAAACTTCTTGATAAAAAACAAATGGAAGAACTTACTTACAAACCTGAAGGCGGTATTGAAATGGCTCCTGAAAAAGATAAAAGAGAAGCTGTTCAATGTGTTATTGATCAATTTGAGGATATTAAAAATGACTAATATAATTCAAAAAGAAAGAGAATTTATTAAGGGTGAAATCTGGTATCTTATGACTCAAGATAGTTATTATAATTTAGAATTTTATCCTGTTGAAATAATAGGTGAAAATAAAAATGATAGCGATATTAGAGTTCAAGGTATAGATGGAATAATACATGTTTGCCCTTTATCTTTATTTAGAGATATAACTTTAAAAACTAATAGATATAAATAGAAATTTATTTTATAAATATTAAATTTTAATTTACATTTAAAATCTATATATTTATAATAAATATTGTTCAAGTGTGGCGATTTGAGCAATTACTTTTTGCCAATATAATTATTAACTTAAAATTTAAATAAAATGTCTAAAAAAATTAAAATCGAAAATGTAAGATTATCTTATCCAAATCTTTTTCAAAAAGGATTTTATGAAGGTAAAGAAAATAAGAAATACACAGCAACATTAGTTTTAGATAAATCTAATCCTAAGCATGTCGCTGCTAAAAAGCTTATTGACGAACAAATTGAAACTATCTATAAAGAAACTAAGACAAAAAGAATTGACTTCAAAGAAGACAAATTTTGTGTTAAAGAAGAATCAGCAGATTTTGAAAATTCTTGGTTAATTAAAGTAGGTAATTCTAAACGTCCTACTATTATTGATAGAGATAAATCTCCATTAGCTGAAAGTGATGAAAAAATCTATGCAGGTTGCTATGTAAATGTAATTATAGATTTTTATTATTATGATAAGCAATATGGTAAATTTATTTTATCTAACTTATATGGAGTTCAATTTTCTGAAGATGGTGAACCTTTTGGAACTGGCCCTGTAGATGTTACTGATGAATTTGATGATATTGATCTATAAATTATCAATAAAGAATGGCGGTGTTTATTATTTTAAACGGTGTAGTAGCTTAAAGGTGAATAACTTGGTATAAAAAATAATTGACAGCTCGGAAAGACGAGCATTCTTTTTATGTTTAAATGTGTCGTCATTTATAGTTAAACGTTCCAAATTATTTATGGCGGCACTTTTAAGCATAAAATATAAAATCATAAAACGAATATAATGGAAAATTTAGTAGTATTAGATTGTGAGGTTTATCCTAACTATTTTCTAGTAGCTTTTAAAAGCTTAGATTTAGGTAAAATAATTACAATAGAAATAAAAGGCGAAAATAATGTACTGGACGACGGATCCCGTAGAAAGCTTAATACTATTATGCAAAAGCGAATTACTTTTGGTTTCAATAGCCTAAACTATGACATCCCTGTCATATTATGTGCTTTAAAAGGCAAATCCGCAAAACAAATTCATCAATTATCATCTTTCATAATAAACAGTAATAGTCATGGTTGGCAAACTATGCAAAAGTTTGGTTTAGAATGGGATAAAAGTAAAATAGATCATTTTGATATTCAAGAACCTGCACCCGGAGTTAAAGTTAGTTTAAAGCTTTATGGTGGTAGAATGCACTCTAAAAGGCTCCAAGATCTTCCTATAGAACCTAATTCTATTCTTACAGAACATGAAATGGAAGGTATAAAACTTTATTGTATAAATGATTTAGATACTACAATTGATCTTTATAACTCTATTAAAAATAGAATAGATTTAAGGGTTGATATGTCAAAACAATATGATCAAGATTTAAGAAGCAAATCAGATGCTCAAATAGCAGAAGCACTAATAAAGCATGAATTATCTAAAACAACAAATAGAAGTTTAAAAGCTCCTAAATTACCTGGTAATACTACTTTTAGGCCTGTTATTCCTGACTTTATAAAGTTTGAAACTAAACAACTTCAAGATGTTTTAGAAATAATAAAAAATCATGATTTTAAATTAGATGCTAAAGGCTCCGTGGTTTTACCATCAGTATTAAAAAAAGCTGAAATAAAATTAGGAATTTCTACATATCAAATTGGTATTGGAGGTTTACATTCAACCGAAAGCTCACAATCAATAATTCCTAAAGAAGATGAGTTATTAATAGATAAAGATGTAGCTTCATATTACCCTGCTATCATTATTAATAATAATTTATACCCTAACCATTTAGGGCCTAATTTCTTAAGTGTTTATAAAGATATAATGGAAACTAGATTAAAAGCTAAGAAAGAAAAAAATGATGTTGTTAATCAAGCTTTAAAAATTGTTTTAAATGGAACGTATGGGAAATTAGGAAGCAATTTTTCAGTTATTTATTCACCAGATTTATTAGTTACTGTAACTTTAACCGGCCAATTGTCTTTATTAATGCTTATAGAGAAACTAGAAAGCAAAGGAATTTCGGTTGTGTCAGTTAATACTGATGGATTTGTTTGTTTGCTTAAAAAACATCAATATCAACTTTATTCAATAGTTTGTTTTGACTGGGAACTTATAACCGGATTTATTTTAGAAGAAAGTATGTATAAAGGATTATTTTCAAGAGATGTTAATAATTATTTTGCTATTACTGAATATGGAATAAAAAGAAAAGGAATTTTTGTTGTAGATGAGTTAAGTAAAAATCCAGGTGGGGCTATTTGTGTAAATGCTGCTATAGAATATATTACTAATAAAACCCCTATAGAAAAAACTGTAAAAGAATGTAAAGATATAACTCAATTTTTATTAGTAAGAACTGTAAACGGAGGAGCAACTTATAGAGATAGATATTTAGGCCGAGTTGTAAGATGGATTTATTCAACTAAAGGAAGTACGATTTATTATAAATCTAAAACTGATTTAGATTTAAAAGCTACTAGGAATGCTTTGAAAGAAAAATATAACTTAGAAAAAGGTGATCCTATATTAAAAATTGCTAAAAAAGAATTAAAAGAATCTGAAAAGTATAAAGATGATTTAGTTTTTAAAACTACAATTCCAAAAGTACCTAAATCAGAAAGCTCTAGGCCTATTATGGAATTAAATGAATTTCCTGATGATATTGATTATGATAGATATATAAAGGAAAGTTTTGAAATATTAACTAATCTAGGAATAAACTATGAAAAAAATTAAAGAAATATTTATAAAAAATAATCACCCGGAAAATATAATCCCTTGGTATCATGGGTTTTGCTATTATGATTTTATAAAAAATAGAGTTATTACTGCAATTTTACCTTTTAATTTTGTTATAATGATTCTTAGAAGTTTATATTTAGCCTTAAAATTTGCAGGTCAAGATATGGATAGATTTTATAATAATCAAATTAAATTAAGAGGTAAAAATGAAAGATAAAATATTACAATTAAAAAGTTTAGGAAGAGCAATTGCTAAATTTTCTGATGAAGAAAAGAAATTTAGAATTTGTGCAATGCAAGAAGAGCTTGACAAATATAAAGAAGCTACTTCAAAAGAAGATGAATTAGATGCTTTAGTTGATCTTGTTGTTTTTGCTTTAGGGACTGCTGAAAGGCAAGGTATGC